ACCTATAGCAAGTGGATCAACGCTTATATCATCTCTAGTTAGTGGAGAGATTGCGTCAATCAACTGTGTTCTAAGAATGTCAGCAGTTTCAGGAGCAAGGGTAAACCCTGCCACTGGATCTGTAACATCACCAGGCCCAACTGTTCCTGCTGTA